ATGATGATCCACAATCCAATATCAATCGCTATCGGTGACAGTGACGAGATGAAACGCGCCGTCGCTATGCTTGCGGAAGTCAAGGAAAGCATTATCAACGCCTATGAAATCAAAACAAGCCAGAGCCGCGATAAGCTGTCCCGACTAATGGATGCGGAAACATGGATGAACGCCAACAAAGCGATAGAAATGGGATTCGCGGACGGATTGCTAACCGACGAAAAGCGCCACGGCAGGGAAGTGTCCGTGGAAAACTTCCTCTTCAGTCGACGAGCGGTTACAAACTCACTGCTTGATAAGCTGAAAGAAAAATCCCATATTCCAACACCAACTGAACAGCCGAAAGGCAAATCTATCGAGTCGCTCCAAGAGCGGCTCAATTTAATTACAGGAGGAAATCAAAATGTCTAAACTGCTTGAACTGTACGAAAAGCGTAACAAGGCTGTTGCGGCCACCCGTGCCTTCCTTGATTCCAAGAGGGCAAACGGCGATATCCTCTCCGCCGAGGACGATGCCACCTATAACAAAATGGAGGCCGATGTTATCGCGCTCGGAAAGGAAATCGACCGAGAAAACCGCCTTGCTGCCATCGACGCGAAGCTCGCCGAAGCAACAACTAATCCTATTACTAACAAACCTTTAAAACCGGAGGGCGAACACAAAACCGGCAGGGCCTCTAAGGAATATCGCGCCGATTTCCTTAACCTTTTGCGCGGAAGACCGGCAATCCATAACGTCATTCAAGAAAGCACTGACGCGGACGGCGGATATCTTGTCCCGGAGGAATTTGAGACTCAAATTGTTGCAGCGTTGGAGGAAACAAACGTCATTCGATCCATCGCTAAGACCATAACAACCGCTGCTGAGAGAAAGATTCCTATTGCGGCGACGCATTCCGTTGCCCAGTGGACGCTTGAGAACGGCGCGTATACCGAAAGCAACCCGACATTCGGTCAGAAGACCATTGATGCCTACAAGCTGACTGACCTTGTAAAGGTCAGCACGGAGCTTTTGCAGGATTCCATGTTTGACATTGAGAGTTATATTACCGCCGAATTTGCTCGTGCGTTCGGTATCGCCGAGGAGCAGGCATTCTGTATCGGTACCGGCACAAACCAGCCAACGGGTATTTTTACGGCAAATGGCGGCGAAATCGGAGTGACTACGAGTTCGGCTTCAGCAATCACAGGTGACAACCTTATTGACCTTGTGTATGCACTCAAATCTCCTTACCGCAGAAACGCCGTATTCTTGACGAACGACGGAACAATTTCTGCTATCCGCAAACTGAAGGATTCTAACGGCGCATATATGTGGCAGCCGTCCCTGCAGGCAGGACAGCCCGACCGGCTACTCGGCTATCCGCTCTATACCTCTCCCTACGTTCCTGCTGTTGCAGCAAGTGCGTTTCCTTTGGCGTTCGGTGACTTTAAGAACTACTGGATTGCAGACCGCCTCGGCAGAACGGTTCAGCGACTCAATGAACTCTACAGCACCAATGGTCAGGTGGGCTTCATCGCTACCGAGCGCGTGGATGCGAAAGTTATTCTCAGCGAAGGAATTCAGTTGCTTCAGATGGCTGGTGCTTAATGAAAGGAGGCGGCTCGGATGTTAGTTGACGATTTACTTCCTGTTGTGAAAGCGAACCTCATTCTCTCCCACGATCTGGACGACGATCTATTGCGCGGCTACATCCGTGCCGCCATTAGTTTTTCAGAAAAGTATCAGCACCGCGAGGATGGCTGGCTTGACACCTATGGTGCTTCCGACTCAACCAAGCAGGCGCTTGTTATGCTTGCGAGTCACTTTTACGAAAGCCGTGACGGTTCGACGGCCGGGTTCTTTGCCGACAGTGTGCAAGCCGGAGATGCAGTGTGGAAAGCCGTGGAGCGTCTGCTCCGCATGGATAGGGAGTGGAAAGTATGAGTTACGGAAAAATGAATACCTTTATCGAAATTATATCCACCGCTCCCACTAAAGACGCGGAGGGTTTCGTGACTCACGGTGACACTATACTTGCTTCCATAAGAACATCGCCACGGTAATGAGCGGTGGGCAAACATGGCGGCTTTTTCTGAAGCAACTGCCATGTTCCGCTTCCGCAAAATACCCGGTCTCACCGTTGATACTGCGATGTTTATTGTCTGCGACGGCTGTCGCCATAACATTGTCAGCGCCGAAGATGTGCGAAATCGTGGAATGTATGTGGAAGTGTTGGCGTCGGAGGTGAAACCTAGTGGCTAAGGTAGAAATCAAAATGCCAGAGGAATTCCTATTGAAGCTGTCCCGTCTTGCTGACAGGACCGACGAAATTATCCCCAAAGTGCTGGAAGCTGGTGGAGATATCGTCCTGAGCAAGGTGAAAAACAATCTCTCCTCCGTCGTCGGGAACGGCACAAAAGAAGAAAGTCGCTCAACAGGAGAACTGGAAGGCTCTCTTGGGCTTTCTCCTGCAAAACAGAACCGAAATGGCGACTGGGATGTTAAAGTCGGGTTCGCTGAACCAAGGAGCGACGGCAGCTCTAATGCCAAAATCGCCAACATCCTCGAATACGGCAGGCACGGACAACCGCCAAAACCGTTTTTAAAGCCCGCGAAGTCACAGAGTAAAAATGCATGCGTGAACGCAATGAAAGCGAAATTCGAACAGGAGGTTGACGGCATATGAGTATTTTAGCTGAGTTGAATACGCTCCTCTCGCCCATCCTCCCTGTGGAGACGGGCGTTTTTTCTGACAAACCTCCGGATGAATATATTGTTCTTACGCCAATGACAGATGAATTTTCCTTGTTCGGCGACAATACGCCTCTAATCGATCTATCGGAGGTGCGGATTTCGCTGTTCTCAAAAGGCAACTATCTGCAAAGGAAACAACAAATATCACTGGCTCTGCTGGATGCAGACTTCACAATAACTGATCGCCGGTACATCGGATATGAAAGTGATACCGGCTATCACCATTACGCCATTGACGTGGCGAAATCTTATGAACTGGAGGAATAACCTATGGCAACTATCGGATTAGATAAGCTCTATTATGCCAAAATCACCGAGGATACCAGCGGCAACGAAACCTACGGCACGCCTATTCCGCTTGCAAAGGCGATGAAAGCAGATCTGGCTGTTGAGCTCGCGGAAGCAACCCTATACGCAGATGACAGTGCTGCAGAAATTGTCAAGGAATTCAAAAACGGCACCCTTTCCCTTGGAATTGACGATATCGGCGTCACAGCCGCCGAGGATTTAACCGGAGCAACCCTCGATGACAATCATGTCGTCATTTCCGGCAGCGAGGACGGCGGTTCTCCTGTTGCGGTTGGCTTTCGGGCTAAGAAAGCGAATGGCAACTACCGCTATTTCTGGCTTTATCGCGTGGTATTCGGTATCCCGGCAACCAACCTCTCCACGAAGGGTGATTCCATTACCTTTTCTACTCCGACTATCGAGGGTACCGTGCTGCGCAGAAATAAGCTCGACGACAATGGCAAGCACCCCTGGAAATCGGAGGTTAATGAGGATGATGCCAGCGTGCCAGCTTCCGTCATTACCGGCTGGTATACGCAGGTCTACGAGCCTGTGTTCGCGGCTGTATAAGGTTGGAGGATTAGCAGATGGATAAAGAACGAAGTGCAGTTATAACTATCGGCGGTCAGGAATATGAAATGCTTCTGACCACCAAGGCTACAAAGGAGATCGCCAAGAGATATGGCGGTCTTTCTAATTTGGGCGAAAAGCTCATGAAAACCGAGAACTTTGAAATGGCTCTGGACGAGGTGGTGTGGCTTATCACCCTGCTTGCCAATCAATCGGTGCTGGTGCATAACCTGCAGAGCCCTTCAAAAAAGAAAACCCTTCTTACTGAGGAGGCAGTTGAGCTATTGACCTCTCCCTTTGAGCTGGCGGATTACAAAAACGCCATTATGGAGGCTATGTATAAAGGCACGAAGCGCGAGGTTGAAAGCGAGGAAGAAGCCTCAAAAAACGCACAGGTCGGGTAAGCGACGAAGAGTTGTTTGCCCGGCTGATTTTTTATGGCGTGTCCCTCTTGCACCGTTCTGAGCAGGAGGTCTGGTTAATGCCAATCGGCCATCTGCTGGATCAGTGGGAGGTTTACAAGCAGTTTAACGGACTTTCGAAGGCCAAACGAGAGTATTACATCGACGAAATCATACCAAATGGGATCTAAGGAGGTGGTGAGAATATGGCGGATAACTTCGGACTGAAAATTGGTGTCGAGGGGGAAAAGGAATTTAAACGAGCCCTTTCAGATATCAACCAGTCCTTTAAGGTGCTCGGCTCAGAGATGAAACTGGTCGAGTCCGAATTCGGCAAAAACGAAACCAGCGTCCAGTCCCTTACCGCCAAAAATGAGGTGCTCACCAAGCAGATCGATGCACAGAAGGATAAAATCGAAACCCTGCAAAAGGCGCTGAAGAACGCCTCGGATTCCTTTGGTGAAAATGACCGCCGCACCCAGAACTGGGCTGTTCAGCTCAATAACGCCAAAGCCGAGCTCAATGGTATGGAGCGTGAGCTGGCACAGTCTGCCGAGGAAGCGGATAAGCTCGGCGATGAGCTGAAGAAATCCGGAAATGAAGCTGAAAATTCCGGCGGTAAATTTGATAAGCTGGGCGGAATCTTAAAGGGCGTCGGCGCAGCTATGGGGACCGTGGCGCTTGCCGCAGGTGCCGCAGCCTTCAAGCTTGGCAAGGAAGTCGTGCAGCAGTTTGGTGAGCTGGAGCAAAATCTCGGTGGCTCGGAGGCTGTGTTCGGTGAATATGCCGCTTCTATTCAGAAAACCGGCGAAGAAGCGTATAAGAACCTGGGCTTATCGCAAAGCGATTACCTGGCAACCGCCAATAAGATGGGCGCACTCTTCCAAGGCTCCGGGCTTGAACAACAAAAGTCGCTAGAGCTCACCGAGAAGGCCATGCAGCGTGCTGCGGATATGGCCTCGGTCATGGGTATCGATATGTCCATGGCCATGGAGTCCGTAGCAGGTGCGGCCAAGGGCAACTTCACGATGATGGACAATCTCGGGGTCGCCATGAACGCAACCAACATCGAAGCCTATGCCCTTGCTAAAGGATTGGACTTCACATGGGCCTCTGCAACCAATGCCGAAAAAGCCGAGGTTGCGATGCAGATGTTCTTTGAGAACACTGAGCAGTACGCAGGTAACTTTGCCCGCGAGTCTACCCAAACCATATCCGGCTCTATTGGGCTCTTGCAGGCTGCACTTGGCTCCTTTACTGCAGGGCTTGGAAATGCCGATGCCGACATGACGAACTTGACCCGAAACCTAGTTGACGCTTTTCAAGCAGTGGTGAAAAATATCGTACCCGTCATTGAGAACATTGTGTCCGCCCTTCCCATGGCCATGGACGCGATTCTTTCAGCAATCGGCGAACTGCTCCCTACCTTGCTGGATACAGTCACAGAGCTGTTCACCCAGGTGCTGGAAACGGTATTAAGTCTGTTGCCTGAGCTGATACCTGCCGCTGTTGATGCGATTATGACTATTGTCGCGGCGCTTATAGACAACCTTCCTCTGCTCATTGAGGCTGCTGTGCAGCTCATAACCGCACTTGTAGAAGGTATCGGGATAGCCTTGCCGGAATTGATCCCGGCTGCGGTTGGAGCTGTCATCACAATCGTCACAGGGCTAATAGATAACCTGGACAAGGTTCTTGAAGCGGCTTTTGCAATTATTCAAGGTCTGGCTGAAGGGCTCTTAAACGCCTTACCTAAACTGATGGAAGCACTGCCACAGATTATAATGACGATTATTAATTTCATCACCAACAATTTGCCCGCTATCATCGAAATGGGCATTTTGCTTACCGTTCAGCTTGCGCTCGGTTTAATCAAGGCGATACCGCAGCTTGTGGCGAAGCTGCCGGAAATCATCGCTGCTATAGTGACAGGCTTGGGAGAAGCTGTCGGTTCGGTATTTGAAGTCGGAAAGAACATTGTTTCAGGTCTTTGGGAAGGTATCAAATCTATGGGCAGCTGGATTAGCGAAAAAATCAGCGGCTTCTTTTCCGGCATCGTGGACGGCGCTAAAAACCTGCTGGGCATCCACTCACCCTCGACGGTATTTGCCGGGATCGGTGAAAACATGGGTACCGGAATCGGTGTTGGCTTTGCCGATGCTATGAAGCTTGTTGAAGAGGACATGAAAAAGGCTATCCCGACAAAGTTTGATGGACTGAATATCGATGTCGATGCAGTCGGCCAATTTGCCTCAGCTTCAAATGCAGCTTCCTCTGCAGAGCAGGCCGGGAACGTAGAAAACAAATATGAAATAGTAATCAATAATCCAAAGCCGGAAGCCGCTTCAGACAGCATACGAACCACCCTGCTGAAGCATTCATATGGCTTGGCTTAAGGAGGTGCATGAAGTTTGCCTGAAAATTGGTCATTTAACGGCTGTGCTCTAAGCTCAAGAGGAAAATGGGACGTGGAAGCCGTCATCGAGGGTATCGGGATACCGAAATTCAGAGGCAGCGATCTACAGGTCCCCTTTCAGCATGGCAAGCGCTGGATAAAGAAACGCTTCGACAGAAGAAAGCTCGTTCTCTCCATGTGGATCAAAGGAACAGACAGGGCTTCCTTGGATGATAATATCGATACCTTCCTAAAGGCTATCGGCAATCCCGGACTTCATACGCTAAATCGGACTATGAGAAGCGGAGAGGTCCGGCAGGCACAAGCTGAGCTTTGCTCGGAGATAAATTTCGTCAGGAAGAATCCCGGCTATGCCAAGTTTGCCCTGGAGCTCGAATTGGCTGTTCCTTTCTTCTATGCGCTAGAAAAGGCCACGGATACCAGGATGGTTACTTCCTCTCCTTTTGACTGGACGCATACCAATGAAGGCTCCGCTCCGGCAACAGCGATGGTTATCACCCTGGAAGGACCACTGAGCAATCCGGTCCTTAGGAATCAGAGCAACGGTGTTTGGCTTCAGTACCTAGGAACGATTGCAAGCGGAGAAACCGTGGTTTTAGATACAAAATATTTCACGTGCCTGCAGGGCGATGAAAATATTATTTCGATTGTCAAGCATGGCGGCGATTCCTACTGGATGATCCTCAATGCGGGAAACAACAGCATTGAGCTTGAAACAGACATAATTGGTGGCAGGGTTACCCTCGAGTATTACCCTGCCTTTTATTAGGAGGTGTAACAAATGCCCTATCCGACCTTACCCGGACGAAAATTTGAATATGACGTAGGCGGCGGTTCTGTCTACTATGGAAATAGCCCAACCGATATTACTGCACCGCTGACCACCGAGCAGATGGCTAAGTTAAATGGGATTGGAAATACATCGGCGGTAATTTCAACAAATGTGTGGGCTGGGAATGGAAGCAGAACTCTCTGGGTGTTTTTGCCCGAGAAGTATGTAGTAGCGGGCCTCGGGATGATACACAACGTTTATTGTACAGACAGTACGCCGGTGTCAGTAACTGTTGCCGGAAGTGCGGATAGCACGAATGGTCTCGATGGTACATGGATAAATGCGACGCTGCCAAATGGCGCCATACCGACCTATATGATGGATGATGATGTTTGGAGAGACAGCATTCAGCCCTGTACGTTCTCAGAAGCAATAAAAGTGCTGCGCGTTCATTATAGTGCGCCTAATGCAGGCGCTGATTATTCTTCAGTAAATATCTATGCCCTGCATGTTTATGGTGTAAAAGCCGCTGGACAAGTGCCGGATGACATTCTGTTCTTAGATGATGATGAATCCGGAGACCCGGAGTTTATCAGGGATCTTGATTTCGGTGACAGACCGGAAGGCACAACGGTGACACATAGAATCAAATTGTTTAACAGCAGCACGACAAAAATTGCCAATAACCTGACGCTGTCTCTGATTGATGCCGACTTTACCTTCAGTATGGATGAAGGTGCTACTTGGGTAACAGGTGCTACGATCACATCACTTGCCCCTCAAGGTACAAGCAGCAGTATTATTATCAAGAATACAATACCACCACCGACACAGCTGCTCGGGCCGCGAGCGCCGAGGCTTGAGGTAACAATCGGAAGCTGGTCGTAATAAGGAGGCGATATTATGCCGGATAGAATAAGGTTAATCACGCCTCAGAACGAATCAGTAACCAACAGTCTGGCCCTGACTGCTAAATGGGTGCGCACCTACGAGGAACTTGTAAAAGCTGACTTCGATGAAACCGGCGTATTCACTCATGTAGTCACCAAAGAAGATTATGTGGATAATGTACTGACCTTCTTGGGATTACAGTTGGATAAAGACCCCACCTCTATTCCAGAGGGTTACAATCCAGGAGCGGACTGCGTTCCGCTTATGACAGCGGCAACCACTGACGGCTTCACGGTGACTGAAAGCGGCAACCTTGGAATTGGCTACGAAGGCTGGCGAGCCTTCGATAATATCAGTAGCACACGCTGGGGCGTGGCGGCAACATCAGGCATCCTCTCGGTAGCCTTGGCATCGGCAAAGATAGTCGCCGGATACTCAATCAGGGCGAGAAATGATTCCTATCTGATTGATAGCCCGAAGGATTGGACCTTTGAAGGCAGCAATGACAGCATAAACTGGACCGTTCTGGATACACAATCCGTACAAACCTCCTGGAGCATGAACGAGCGTAAGGAGTTTACGGTATCATCCCCTGCTTCATATTTATATTATCGGCTGAATATTAGCTCTAACCAGAGCGGAACGGACACATCTGTTTCAGAAGTGGAGCTCCTTGAAGGCATTCCGTATGGCTTCGACTATTACAATAGCGGAAACCGTGTGATCGGGCCTATCGCTTTAAGCGGTACAGCCTATGGGGATGAAGTCCTGCAGTGGACGCTTGGAGATATGCCCATCGGAACAAGCGTAACGATCAGCTGCGCTCTGACAAATGATGAAACGCCCCCTTCTTCCTATTCTGCCGCTACAAACGGAGCGCAATGCCCGGTGATCGCAGAGAATGATGATATGACCGGCAAATACCTGTGGATTAAACAGGAGCTTGCAACCTCTGATATTGAGGTTACACCGTCCCTTCTCACTATGGAAATGCAGCTTGTTTTAGCTGCTTCAGCCAATCTTACGATTGAAATTGACAGAACCACGCTGTTCAGTGGAATGAACTACCGGTCGAATACAGTGTCGGCACTGCCTTGTGGCGAGATCACGGTATTTGAACCGTACGATGTATACGATGGGTTCCTGTATTGGAGAGCAAGGGCAATCAATGAAGCCCTTGGGATTGACACCGGTTGGAGTACCCCAAACACCTTTAATTTAATGGGAGGTCCCTTCCCCTTGCCGCGTTTTTTCACGCTGCTTGAAAATAGGCAGTTTGGAAAACTGAGAGACAAACGCACTTTGTATGTTGAAGAGAATATTGGATTTGGAAAGCCTAGAGAAAGGCGAACGTTGTATGTTCCAGAGAACCGGGCTTTTGGAAAACTAAGAGCGACAAGGACAATTTACACCGAACTTAATGTGACCGACGACCCTCCGTTTCCATGGATCAACTCGATTTCTGTAACCCGAGGTCAAGCAGGCTCTGTGTTGACCCTAAACGGCAGCGGCTTTGGCTACACGCATACGGCAGTGGACCTTGGCAATACCAACCGGTATCTGAGAAGCTACGGAGGCTTTGTCTATATCAATGACATGCTGTGCAATGTGATTAATTGGTCATGGACAGAGATCACCTTCCAGCTTCCCCTTTCTGCTACAACCGGGCCAATAAAGGTTCAACTGACGGCACCAGTGCTTCAGGACAGCAATACCATAGGTTTTGAGGTATTTGCCGGTTTGCCCGCAGACGATGTGGGTATTGAACTTTTTATCTGCGACAGGAAAAACCCGAATGTGCTTGTGAAGCAGCTTGACGGAGCTTGGGACAAGGCGTTCCAAATGGTGCAGAACAACCCCGGCAGCGGAAGCTTCAGGATAAGCCGCTACGACGATATTGGTGGAAACCGAGATTATATTGCCGACGACAACCTGGTGCTGGTAAAACTTGATGGGAATCCGCTGTTCAAGTGGATCATTGAGTCAAGAAAACCGAATTATGTGGATTCCAGCGAGCAACAGGTTATCGAAGTCAGCGGGCGCGGAGTCCTTTCCATGCTCAGCTGGGCTGTTGTCTACCCGGAGGAAATGGGAACGCCGGTTTTAGACAGGCAGTTTACAGGGACCGCAAGCAAAGTTTTGAGGACACTAATACTGGAAGCGCAGGCAAGAGGCGGACTCGTAGGGGTAACTGTAGACTGGGAAGATGACAAGGACACCTTGGGGAACTTGTTCACAGAAAATATCAACCTATCCTTCCATGTCGGAACGCCTCTGCTGGAGGTTGCAACCAAGTTCACCGAAGGACTTGGCTATTTTGAGATTGAGATGACCCCTGAGCTTGTGCTGAAAATTTACAAAACCAGAGGCTTGGACCTGCACGAAACGGTGGTATACAGGCCGGGGCAAGCGGTCATCAGCCATCAGAATCAGAGTGATGCGACAGGATTGGTCAATGAAGTGCTCGTCGAAGGCGGAGATAAACTTTTAGCGATCGCTTCGCATTCCGCAAGCCAAGCAGCCTACGGAAGGCGTGAAGGTTATTTATCAGCGAGCAACATTCAAGACGGACTTAGCGAATACGGACAGGCGTATTTAAGTAGAGTCGCCTACCCGACTTGGGGAATCCAGGGAACCGTTACGAAGTTTTACGATGACCAAGGCAACCGGATGAAGCCCTTTGAAACCTATTTGATCGGCGACTGGATCGGTTGGAAAATCGCGCCAGAAGGCACTGATGACATAGGCTTTGACGGTGTGCTGAGAGTCCGGGGCATCACGGTCAGCGAAGACGACGACACCAGTGCCCTATCCTATACACTTGAATTGCACAACTTGATGCTGGAGCATGAGATTAAGCTGAACCAGAAGGTCGAGCGGATGTCCCAGTACAGCGGTTCTGATGTTTTGTCCGTGGCTCCCTCCAGCAGCGGCGGCTATTCCACCTCAGAAGTAAATGCCATGCTTGCAGCTAAGGCGAACACAAACCATTTGCATACCGAAGTTTACTCGGAGCTTGATCACACTCATAACTTCTTAGAGCTAACGGATACCCCTGACAGTTACTTAGGGCAAGGAACGAAAGTCGTGGCTGTCAAAGCGGACGGCAGTGGTCTTGAGTTTGTGACCGGTGGCGGCAGCGGCAGTATAGCTAAAGACCGCATTTGGGTGCCAGCCGGGATTAATTTAGGTTATGATGATGAATTCGATGACGGGACCATCGCCTCTGCATTGATTCACCTTGATGTATCCGGATATGCGAATAGCTGGTATGAAGCGGGAGATACGCATGGCATTAGCTGCTATGCGCCATCCGGAAAGGGATCTATGAAGTTGGCAGGATTGTTGAAACCTTTTAATGGATTGACACCACCATTTTATATAGAGACGGCAGTTCGTATTTGGTCAAGAAGCCAGAACTATCCGGGAGCTGGGCTGATATTCTCTGACGGAGTTACTGTTGGTTCTGGAATACAAGTAGTCGGGCAATATCTTACCGACGGTCCTATACAATTATCCAGATGGACAGGATTTAACGCTCGTGCTGTAAATAATGAAGTATCTTGGGAAGGTGGAAATCGTGCTCCCTGGATTCATCTGAGGCTTGTTTATGAATCCGCAAATACGTTTAGATTACTGACCAGCATGGATGGAGTAACTTGGATTGACATGAACGGAACACTTTCATACGCTTTCACCCCAACACACTTTGGAATAATGCAGACAACGCATGACAGCAACAGTTATCCCATGACAGCAAGGTATAGCTACTTCCGGGTTCGTAATGGCTTATCCGCAAACGGATAAGAAATATTGCAATGAGTTATTATTTATCACTTCAAAGAGCCTTCGGGCTCTTCTTATTTTTATCAAGGAGGTCTAGAAAATGAAGGACATTATTAACACGCTTCAGCTTGTCGTTGCCGCTGTGGGCGGATACATTGGGTACTTCCTGGGCGGCTGGGATGGCTTCCTATATGCTTTGGTAGCCTTTGTCGTCATCGATTATCTGACGGGGATCATGGTGGCCATTTTGGAGAAGCGCCTTTCAAGCGAGGTAGGCTTTCGGGGCATCTTCAAGAAGGTGCTGATTTTCTCGCTGGTGGCAGTGGCACATATCGTTGATTCCCAGCTAATACAAACCGGAAGCGCTATCCGTACTGCCGTTATCTTCTTCTATTTATCAAATGAAGGCATCAGCATTATTGAGAATACGGCAAAAATCGGTCTGCCTATTCCCGAAAAACTCAAAACGGTCTTGGAGCAGCTGAATAAGGAGGACAAGTAAATGAATCTGCACAAGCTCATTCTCACCAACAACGCCTGCTATAGAGCGGGCAGAACCATTACGCCAAAGGGCATCATGGTCCATTCCACCGGGGCAAACAACCCAAACCTCAAACGCTATGTCGGACCGGATGACGGACTGCTCGGCAAGAACCAGTACAATAACCATTGGAATCAGGACAAGCCGGACGGTAGGCAAGTCTGTGTTCATGCTTTCATCGGCAAGTTGGATGATGGAAGTATAGCCACCTATCAAACCTTGCCATGGAATCACCGGGGCTGGCACTGCGGCAGCGGCTCAAAAGGCTCAGGTAACGATACACATATCAGTTTTGAAATTTGCGAGGACGGTCTTACGGACGCCTCGTATTTTTCTGCCGTTTACAAAGAAGCCGTTGAGCTATGTGCTTATCTCTGCAAGCATTACGGACTCACTGAAGAGAACATTATCTGCCACAGCGAAGGAGCTTCCCTCGGCATTGCCAGCAATCATAGTGATGTAATGCATTGGTTTCCCAAGCACGGTAAAAGTATGGATACCTTCCGTGCAGAGGTTGGGAAGCTGCTTGCTGCGATCAATGTAACTGTCAACCCTGCACCGTCTAACCAAAAAAATCTCTACCGTGTTCAGGTCGGGGCGTACTCCATCAAGGCGAATGCCGACGCCAT